ACCGGAAACGGGCGCCCCGGACGTTGGCGCGGGCGGTCAGGCGTCTTCGTGCACATCACACCGTAGCGGAGCGCGTCCATCGCGTCGATCCAGGGGTGCTCGCGCGCGATCTCGCCCGACGCCTTGCGATAGTACCGGCCCTCGAGCGCCTCGATCAGCACCCGGTTCCACCGTGGGTCGACGAGGAACGCCGGGTCGCCGCTCGGCAGCGTCAGGGTCATGAGCCGCTCGAGCGCCTCGAGGCCCGGCTGCACCAGCCCGCCGACCCATTTCGGGCTCCAGCCGAAGCTCCGGAGCACCTCGACGGACTTCAGGCCGTCGTCCTTGTCCTGGTTGCCCGCCGGGTCGCAGTAGTCGCGCCGGTTCGGCCAGAGATCCCCGAAGCGCTCGAGCGTGAAGCCGAGCGTGCGCTCGACGAAGCTCCGGAGCTGCACCGCCTCGCCGACCAGGGAGCCGAAGACGCGCAGGCCGTTGTCGCGCGTGCGCTGAAACCACACGCAGGCCGGAAAGCCCTTGCCGAAGTCCCAGCCGTGGCGCATCGGCAGGGCCGGATCGGGCTCGAGCGCGCGCAGGTGCGTGTCCGCGCGGTAGGCGAGGCGGAAGACGGCCGTCAGGGCGCCGGCGTGGGCGTTCAGCTCCATCTCCCGCTCCCACTTGGTCGGCGGATACCCGACTTTCGCGCGCTCTTTCCACTCCGGCGCCGCCTTTTCCGCGTCGGCGCTGTAGTGGAGCGAAATCACGCGCACGCCCTTCACGCCGCCTCCTCCGCGAGCGCCAGCCCGACGATCACCACGGCCGTCCACGCGACCGTCGCCACGCGGAACGGGAACCACGCGAGCGACACGAGCGCGAGGCTCACGAGCGCCCCGCCGAAGCGGCCCTGGAGGGCCCGGCGGTGCGCCCAGCAGAAGCCGGCGAGCAGCCCGACGCCCACCACCCCGTACTCGAACGCGACCTGCACGTACTCGTTGTGGGCCTGGACGAAGATCTCGCGCGCCCCGCGCGGCGCCACGCGAACGAGTTGCATCGGGTCGGCGACCGAGGCCCACGCCGCAGGGCCGAGCCCGAGCCACGGCGAGGCCCAGAGCCAGCCCGCGAGCCCCTGGCGCGCGATGTCCAGGCGATTCGTCCACGCCTCGGCCGCCACGCCCCCACGCGCCCACCAGACGAGCGCGAGCGTGACGAGGGCGAGCGCCCAGGCGCCCCAGGTGCGCGTGCGCCAGCGCAGGAGGAGGCCGACCGCGGCGGCGCCCACGGCGACCGTCGAGTAGGAGAGCAGCAGGCCGACGAGGAAGACCGGCACGAGCCAGAGTGGAGCCAGCGGGGCGAGGAGCGCCAGATAGGCGCCGTAGAGCCCGTGCTGGCCGAAGGTGCCCTGGAGCAGCAGCGCCCGGCGGGAGACGCGCCAGCCGAGCCAGAGCGGGTCCAGGCCGGCCAGCTGCGCGAGCGCGTAGAGCGTTTGCGCCACGCCGCCGGCCACGAGGGCGGCGAGCGCCCAGCGTCGCCACCGGAGCGTCCCGGCGGGCAGCGTGACCGCGGCCCCGAGCGCCGCCCCGCGCCACCGGAGCGTCCAGGCCCCGGCGGCCCCGGCGAACGCCGCGCGGGCGGGCAGCGCGCCGACCGCGACGATCGTCACCGCGCCGAGCGCGATCGGGAGCACGGCCTCGGCCATGCCCGGCCAGCCGATGCGGAAGAGCGACAGCCCCGCGTAGGCGACGAAGGCGCCGAGCCAGGGTTCGTGGATCGCGACGGCCGCCCCGACGAGCACGAAGGCGGCGACCGCGAGCGCCGTCAGCGGCGTTTCGAGGATCGCCCGCGACGAGGAGAGCCAGAGCGCGGCCGACCACGCGGTCAGCCACGGCAGGCAGACGGCGAGCCCCGCGAGCGCGAGGCCGCCGAGTGCCTGCATCGGCCGCGTCATGCGTCGCCCTAGTGATCCAGCCGGTTGAAGGTGACGAAGACGCCGTAGAGGTTGTAGATCCCGTTGCCGCCCTGCGGGATCTCGACGCCGAACTCGAGGTTCAGATCGACTTGCGACGCGATGTAGGCCGCGGTCGTCAGCGTCGCGGTCGTCACCTGGGGCTCCGGGTCCGACGCGCTCGGCATCGTCGGCGACGCCACCANNTTCTCCCCGCACGTGATGGCGGTGTTGTTGGCGTAGGTGCAGGAGGCCAGGCGCCCCCATTCCGTGAAGGTGGACCCGGGGGCCGCGGAGAACTGGTGCACGATCGAGACGGTCTTGAGCGCGTAGCCCTTCTGCACCCCGAGCCGCTGCAGCCACGAGTTGAGCGAACAGACGATCTTGAACGGCGCGAGCGAGGGCCCCGAGGACCAGTGCAGGCTCCACTGGTTCAGCCCCTGCCGGGACGCGACGAGGGTCTTCGCGCCCTGCACGCCGGAGACGGTGATCGTGTTCGCGATACAGCCCTGATAGGCCGGGATGAACGCCCAGCCGTCCGTGTCGGCGACCAGCTGGTTCAGCTTGCCGGCCGTCGTCACCTGCACGCCCGAGGTCGCCGACGGGCCGATCGTGATCGCTTTCGCGGTGTCGGCCGGTTTCACGGCGTTGGTCGTGATCTCGGCCCACTGCGCCTCGGCCGGCCACGCGACCCAGAGCGCCGCCGCCGCCATCAGGGCCACCGCCAGGACACTCGGCCAGAGTCTCCGCTCGTTCATCGCGCGCTCCTTCTTCGCCGGCCCGGCCGGCTGGTCCGTGGTGATCACCGCGCGGCCCGCCGCCGCAGCGTCCCGTCCCGCATCGGCCCCAGCAGCCGATCGAGCGCCAGCAGGCGCGCCTGGTGCTCGCGCCGCTCCGAGGTCCCGAGGTCCGACAGGTCCGCCCCGAGCTTCCAGGACTCCGCGACCGCCCGGCCGAAGTCGGCCCGCAGGCGCCCGTAGACCTGCGGGAGCCACTCGTCCATCGCCCGCCCGCGCGCCGCCTGCCAGCACTGCACGGCGCCCCGCTCGGCCTCGGCGTCCTTCGCCTCCCGCGCGCCCTGCGCCCGCGCGCCGCAGACCGCCCACTCGACGGCGTGGCTCCGGCCGTGGTCGAGATGGACGGCGTAGGCGTCGGCCAGGGCCTGCGCCCCGGCGACGTCCCGGCCGGCGCGCCACTGGCCGTAGAGCCCGGACCCCCAGAGCGCGAGCGCCGCCAGCGTCGCGGCGACGAGGACCAGGTCGATCCGATCCCGCGCCGTCATGCCGCCAGCCCCCGGCAGAGCCGATGGTGGAAGCTCCCCGCGTGGTGCACCGTCGACAGCGCCACCAGCCGCCCCGTCCGGTTCACGTCCCCCTTGATCGTCGCCAGCCCCGCCGCGTAGCTGTCCTCGAAGTCCTCGTCCGGCTCCCAATGCTGGCACTCGTCCATCAGCAGCGAGGTGAACGTGTACATCCGCGTCTGGTTCGGCCCGTTCGGCAGCGCCACCAGCTCCGCGTGGATCTCCGGGAACTCCACCTTCCCCCGAATCGCCCGCGCCCGGGCCTTGGGACTGTCCGAGAGCGGCCCGTACCGCTGCGCCTCGGCCGGCAGCGCCTGGTAGCTCAGCGCGAACCGCTCGACCAGCTCGCACGCCTTGTCGTAGTTCAGGCTCTGGATGGCGTTGCGCGTCCCCGGCCGCACCATCACCTGCCACCCGAGCAGCTCGACGAAGAACCACGAGCAGATCATCTGCCGCGACTTCTCGAGCAAGACGATCCCCTCGGACTCCCACGGCGCCCGCCGCCACGCCTCCCCGAGCACCCGGAAGTACGGCTTGTGCCGCCGCCCGTGCGCCGCGCAGATCGAGAGCCCCCCCCGCAGGGCGATCCGCTCGTTGGCCGCCTCGTCCTGCGCGCAGACCGCGCAGAGCGGAAAGGGCCGCACCGCCGGCTCCCCCTCCGGCGCGTGCTCGTCCAGGGTCTTCGCGAGCCCGAGGAACACGTAGGGCGAGGCGCAGATCCCGTCCCAGAGGCGCTGCGCCAGAGCCGCGCGCTCGGTCTTGGTGAGGCGGGGCGCCGCCTGAGAGGCTCTGGGCGCGACGCGCGCCGCCGGGGGGGCCATCAGGCCCTGACCTCGGGGGCGATCGGGGCACCCGGAGGCGCCACGGCCCGCAGGGGGGGGATTTCGGGGACGGCGACCACGGGCGGGGGGGCGATTCCTGGACGTGGTGTGTCGGAGGAGAGGACCGGCCGGTGCACCCGCCCCAGGCCCATGGGGCCCCCGTTCGGCGCCGCGGCCGCGCGCGCGTGGCACGCCCGGCACGCCCCGCAGAGCACGCAGGCCGGGCCCGCGTGGCCGCAGGTCGGCGCGACGTCGGCCGCTCGGCCGGCCAGGCGCACCGCGGCGCGCCAGGGCCAGCCGCCCGCGTGCAGCCGGCAGGCGTCGAGGGCGGAGGCGAGGCGGTCAGGGCAGGCGGGAGGCGGCAGCGCGGAGGCGTTTGGCTGCGCGCTCCGCGGCAAGGTGGGGGGCGCAGAAGGTTCGTCCTGGCAGGGCCGGGGCCACACAGCGCCGACAGCCGCCGCGCAGGCGTTGGCGGGCCTGCCACGCCCGTTGCGACTGCCTGGTGCGCTCTCGTCGTTCCTCCGGGCTGAGACGCGGTCGGCTGGCGGCGTGTTCGGCGATGTGGGGGCCGCGCTCGACCAGCCGGAGGTGATCGGGACGCACGCACTCACGAGTGCCGCAGGCGTGATGGAGCACCATGCGCTCGGGGATCTGGCCGTTGACGTGCACCCACGCGACGCGATGCGCGTAGCGGCCATTGAATCGCGCGTAGCCTGCCGGTGTAACCGATCCTGCCCAGCGCCAGCACCCGGAGAGTCTCGGCGCCCTGATCCTGACCTGGAGCGGTCGAGGGAGAATGGTGATTCGCATGCGTGAGTGATAACACGCATCGGCGCTCGTGTCAACAGATGGTCGCTATTCATCAACGCATCCGCCATGATCCGAAACAGCTTCTCGTAATAGCTATTACGACTCGTTCGGGCGCACCGCGTCACTCCTCGCCCTCCCCCTCAGCTGCCGGCAGCGCCGCCGGCACGACCAGCCCGAGCACCGCGAGCGTGTCGACCAGCTCTGTATCACTCAGGCGCGGGGTGGTGACCTCGAGCCGCGTGGTCTCAGGCAGCGCGCGGCGCAACAGCGCGTCGATCGCCTGGTGCTTGGCCTTGAGACCGTAGTGGACCTCGTTCGCGAGGGAATCCGGGAGGTTGGCGACGCGGAGCAGCTGTTGTACGAGCGGGCCGCGCAGCCGCGACCAAGCGCGCTCGCCGTCGCCGTCAGCGAGCTGGCGGAGCGCCTCGGCGTCGAGCGCTGGGACGAGCGGGGCTCCGGCCTCGAGCCCGTGCTGGGCGAGACGCCGGTCGAATTCCGCCACGTTCGTCAACGGGCTGGGCATCGCCGGGAGGCAGTGTAACCCCGGTCGCGGCCTCCAAAGGCGCTATTCCCACTTGGGAATGCCGGTATGAGATGCCAGACATAAACGTCTTGACATCGACGCCGTAGCGCACGGCCTGCACGCGCCGGATCTCATCGCTGGTCCACAGCCTGACCTTGCGCGGGTGCGAGCTGACGCGCGCGTAGCGTGTGGGGACACCGGCGCGCGTGCCCAGGATGCGGAGCCAGCGCGCCGAGATGCCGAGCAGGCGCAGGACGACCGGGGTGGACCACAGGGGCTGGAGGCTGTCGATCATCGGGTCTCTCTCTTTCCCTGCGGGGTGGCTCTGGGGTCGGTCTGATCTCGCCTCGAAGGGCGCCTGAAGGAAGCGCCCGGAGGGGCGATGTCCTGGCGTTCTGGTGTTGGAAGGGGGTCTGGGGGGAACCAAACCGGGACAGATTTCTCTCTCTATAGGGTGTCCCGGTTTGGAACGGACGGCTAGAACGGTGGATCATCTTCGCCAGGCTCCCTGGTGTGTCCCGGTTGGGCACCGTCCATGTCCCGCTTTCTATCTGTGCGCGCCCACAGCTGTTCGTTGCCTCGTCCGCCGTCTGTCCCGGAAAGCCGGATCACGTTGTCCCGCTTTTCGAGGCGCTGCAGCGTCTTCTTGGCAGACGCGGGCGTGACCTCCAGTTCTTCGGCCAGTTGACGGGCGGTCTTCGGGGTCCGAAGCGCATCGAGCACCTGTTGCGGCAGGCTCGCCCAGCCCATCTCCGCCTGCCCGGCCCGGACCGTCAGGGTGCCTGGATCGGTCCAGCGGAAGTCGAGCGCCGACGGCCTGAGCATCTCCCCCTCGTTGGCCTTGCGGTGGTAGAGCGTGAGCGTGTACCCGGNCTCGCCCTCGCCCGTGGCCTCGCTCCGCCGGGCCTCGATCGTGCTCCGAGCCAGGTTCTGGACGAACACGCTCCCGAAGGGGCGGCCTGGGGCGCGGACGTCGGCGGTCTGCTTGCTGACGTGCGCGAGGATGAGCACGGTCACGGCGAGGCTCCGGAGACCCAGGAGGGCGGGCACGACGGCCGACGCCGTCTCGGGCTCGGGGCCGCACGCGGGGGCCAGGCTGTCCGCGATCACGAGGTCCACGTGCTCGCGCGCGACCTCGGCGCGGAGCGCCGGCAGATCGTCGAGCAGGGGCCGCCGCATCGTCCGGTGGAGCAGCGCGCCGTCCACGGGCGTCGAGCCGAGGCCCCGGGTCAACCGCCAGAGCCGCGCCTGTTGCTCGTCGCGCCCGCTCTCCCAGTCGAGGTAGAGGACGCGGCGAAGCGGGGCCACCCGCCAGCGCGCGCTGAGGGGGCGCGCCAGCAGCCCGGCCAGGGCCAGCGCGAGCGCGAGGTAGCTCTTGCCCACGCCCCCGTCGCCGAACACGACGGAGAGTTGCCCGGCCGGGACCAGGCCCTCGACGAGCCAGTGGGCGGCCGGCGGCGGGGCGGGCACGAGCGCCACGGCCGGCTCCCCCGCCCTGAGGTGCCTGGCGACCAGCCGACACGAGCGGTCGAGCATCGCCCGCCAGTCCTGCCCCGGGTCCCGCTCCTCGAGCAGCCGCGCCAGCCCCGCCCGGCTCTGCGCGCTGGCGAGGTTCAGCCGCGACCACGACAGCTCGCCGGCCGCCACGCTGACCACGGTGACCTCGGCCGAGAGGCTGTCGCTGTGCTCGGCGACGCGGGCGAACTCGAGGGTCCCGCGCTCCGGCCAGACGACCCACAGACTGTCGCCGAGGGGTGTGAGCACGGGGTCGGTGGGCGTCACCGATGGGCTCGGCAGAACCAGCAGCGCCAGCCGCGCCCGTCGTTCTGATACCGACAGCGCGGGCAGATCCAGGGCTTCCAGGTCAGACCGGGAGCGTTCATCGCCCCACCTCCCCTAAGGTGGAGGGCGACGCCCTGCCGCTGAGCTTCACGGTCGTGGGCTTGGGCATCCTGCTCCTCCTGTGCATGGCCGCGCGCCGAGTCGCCCCGACGCGCGGCGGGTGCGCTACGGGGCTTCGGGCTCCGGCGGCGCCGGGGTCGGGTCGTCGGGCTTGGGGTCCGGCTTCTCGTCGCTCATCGGGGCTCACCTCCCTCCTGTGGTTGGCTTGGCACGATCTCCTCGAGCGCGTAATGGAGCAACGCCACAGCGTCTGCCTCGTTGTGGTCGTCGACGCGGCGCCATCGGCGCGCGACAGCCTCGAGCATCGCCGGCTTGTCGGCGTTGCCCTTGCCCGTCGTCCACTTCTTCAACGTCATGCCATTCACCGTGGTGTGCTCGAGGCCGTACCGCGCGCAGAATTCCTGGACCCGCGTGGCGAAGCCGAGCGCGATCTCGGCGGCCGGGCCAGACCGCATGACGAAGGGCTGCTCATAGACGACCAGGCCCACGCGCGCTAGGAAGCTGCACGACTCGGGCGCGATGAGGCCCTCGAGCCAGCGGTTGAACTTCACGTAGCGCATCCCGGCCGACTCGCCGCGCTTGACGTCGAACGTCTCGACGCCGCTCTCGAGGCGGCCGTTCTCGCGGAGGGCCCAGCCGGTGCGCGTGGCGAGGTCGAGGGCGAGGAGGTTCATCGCGGCAACCACGGCGCCATGCACGGCCCGCAGGTGACGGAGACCTGGCCGTGCCCGCAGATGGCAATCCGATCCTTGAGCCACTCGAAGAACTCCGCGGCCGGTTCCGCGCGCAGCTCGATCGGCTGCATCGGCGGGAGGTCGCGCGGGGAGAACTCGCCGCAGTCATCCCCGGCCGAGACGGCCGGCCAGATGAAATCTTGGGCCCCAGAAACCTCAGGACCCATCGCGCCCCCTCCTCTCAATCTTGTTCGTCATCGAGTTCCTCCTCCTCGTCGTCGCCGGGGTCGTCGTCCGGCTCGTCGTCGCACCGACAGTGGAAGGCACAGGCGCCGCAGTCCCAGCACGCGGCGGCTCGGCTGCATTTGGAGCACTCGGGGATCATCGCGTCCTCCTCGTGCGCTCAGCCACGCGCTTCCCCCCACACGCGGTCGAAGAGGGCGCAGATCGCTGCGGCGGCTTTGGGGGCGTAGCAGTCGTGTTCATTGAAGCCGTCTTTGCTGCGGCAGCACGCCGCAACCGGCATCCGCGCCATGACCTCCTCCCGCGTCGGCCGGCGCTCCCGCCAGTAGGCGCGCACGGCGGCGGCGAGGGCGGGCGCACAACGCCACTCAGCGCCGAGGCGCGCCTGAATCATCTCCGCCAGCGGGTCGCTCATCACCCCTCCTCCCCGCCCAGCCGGGCGAGCATCTCGGCGCGGATAGAGCGAGCGTTCGCACGCACGATCTTTGTCGGGGCAACCTGGTAAGTGCTCAACAATACACGCATAAGCTCGTCCTCGCTTGGCACCCGCGCGCGGGCGAACGCGAGGGCGTGGCGAGCTAACGCCTCGGCACACTCTCGACAGAGCAGGTGTGGCAACGCGAGATGATCGTGAATCTCCCGCGCCAGCGCCTCGACACCGTGCCGCGCCTCGACACCGTGCCGCGCCTCCACACGCGCCCGCTCCTCGGGGGTCGGGTTCATCGGCGTGTCGTCAGTCATAGGCACTTCATCCCATCGCACGCCTCCCGGAAGCGCCGATGCCACTCCTCTCTCGGGAATGTTCGGGCGTACAGGAGCGCGATCAACTCACCGGCACCGAACCCGCCGCGGCAGTCCCCGGTGACGAGCGCCTCCTGCGGGCCGTACAAGGCCACGTAGACCTCGTAGGCGAGCAGCGAGACCTTCGTGCTGACCCGCGCCCCGCGGTAGACGGGCTGTCGTGTCTGGACCGGGTGTGTCGCCTGCGTGTCGTCGGTCATGACGTCCTCCGTGCCAGCCGGCACGCCTCGCACAGCGGATGCCCGACGGACTCACGGCGCTTGCCACACTGCTGGCAGAGGAGAGATCCGGGACGAGCGGCTCGTGACACCGCAGACAGGGGCGGGTCACTACAGCACCTCGGCCAGGTCTTTGACGTGTCGGATCTTCTCCGCGAGCTTCGCCTGGAGCTGCTCGAGTTGGCCCAGGAGGACGAGCGCCGTCTGCCGGGCGCCGTTCGTCGGGAGATCACGCGGCACGGCGGGTGCCTTCCGGGCGGGCTTCGAGCGCGTGCCCCCCCCCGGTGGGCGTCGGGGGCTTTGCCTCAGAAACCCGTCCTGCCTCAAAAATCGGCGGGCTGCCTCAAAAGTCGTCCCGCGGGTTCATCGGTCACTCCCACGATCCTGGCCCGTCGCCACCAGCAGAACTCGTGGTAGGCGACCGCCCCGGCAACGACAACCGGCTCCGTGACCAGCTCGCCGCACAAGGCGCACCAGGGGGACGGGTTGCCCACAAGACCTAGGTCCCGACCCGCTGCGCCACTATCTCGTCTAGCAGTGAGAATGGCTCGTCGCGGAATGGCGCTTGAAGCGGCCATGTGAGCGGGATGCCCGTCGCCAGCAGGTACTTCCGCTGGTCGTCTGTGTACTTGCGCCCCCTGCTTCGTGGTAGGTCGACGTTCTTGGCGAAGGCGAACCGCCACGTGTCGCCGAAATAGAAGATGTTGACGGCGAGGAGATCGAAGCCACCGACGACGAGATTCGTCGTCACCAGTTCCGTGCCATCCGGGAGCGTGACTTTCCTGCGATCGCTCGCGTCGCATTGGCAGGAGCCTTGGTAGACGTCCGCGACCAGCTTAACCTTGGCCGTTTGCAGCGATTTCACGGACAGGTTCACCGGCATCCCCCGGTAGATGAATCCGAAGTCGCCGGGCCGGGTGCGGTCATGATCGTCATATCGCCGAAGCGACTGGATGCGCGGGTCGGTGAAGAACATCTTCGTCAGCTTGTACTCCGCGACGAAGCCAAACAAATATCCACGCGCACTAGGGCGCGTCGCCAGAACCTCATTAAGTTCGGCACGCGTCACCTGCCAGTCTTCGAGCACTCCCATTCTGAAGTCCCTTCCCGCGTGGATTCGTGCCGTTAGTCTTCACGAAAACGAGGAAGTAGGAGTGGTTTTTTCGCGCGTGCACCTGCCGTAGCAGGCGACTGACGGCGGGACGGTTGGGGCGGACGAGCACGAACAGATCCTTGGCAAAGAACCCCATGCCCTTGAACTCGTTAATGATCTCGACGTGCGTGAGGCGCTGCGTGTTGGCGCTTACCTCGTCCTGGCACTTCACGATTAAGACACCGTGGGGGCGTAGCACACGGGCCGCCTCGCGCCCGGCCCGGAAGTACAGGTCCAGTACGGCATCGTGATACTTCGGGCCGGCATGGGTCTGCTGACCATTCGAGTACGCCGACCGGAAAGCGGCGTAGGTCCCATTTCCGGCCAGATGGCTCGTGGTTCGGCGGAACAGCCCCTCCATGTACGGGGGGTCTAGAACCAGACAGTCCAGCACCGCATCGCGGTAGGGCAGCGCGCGGCAGTCGGCCTGTAGCGGGCGTGCCGCATGGATGGGCTTCATGTCGGACGCCACGACGCGGTAGCAGGACGCCGAAACCTTCTTCCAGAACACGCCGAGGCTGTACGTCACGTCGGCGATCACGGACCCGCACGGCACGTGGAGCGACAGGATTCTCGGAAACAACTCCTCATTGATGCCCGTGTGGGCGGAGCAGAGCAGGTCACTCGTCACGACGCCATCCGGCGACTTGCGCTTCCGCCGTCGAGATCGCGTCTCCGGCGCGGCGCTAGGCGGCATCTGGCGGCGGTTATACCCCCGCCGCGAGTGTGTCGTCAACAGTAAACTACTACGGGTAGGAGACGGGCGGAGATCAGTGCTGCTCATGTGGTGTTCCCGAGTACGGTATCGGCCTCCCGGAGCAGGACCCGGCGCGCCCACGACGAGAAGTCCAGCCGCTCGCGCTCGGCGGCGGCGTACAACCGTTCCTTCTCCGCATCGGGGATGCGCAGTCGGGCTACCTCTTTCTTCTGGGCCTTCGCGCGCTTCACCGCCTTCCGGGCTCGCGGNCGCTTTTNAGGTGGCATGGCTGGCGTCGGGTGCGCGGTGCAGCCCGATCGCGGGTGCCCTTTCTTCGGTTGACCGCACGTCTTGCACTTGGCGGTCGCGCGTGTCTTTGCCATGGTCGTCTCCTTCGCCTGCGCGGCTTCGGTCAGTTCAGCTCGTGCGCCGCGATCCGCTGCCGGAGCGCCGCCACGATCACCGCCAGGTCGGCGAGCCGATCGGCCCGGACGTGGAACGGGCGCACGAGATACCGATTCCAGGGCTGGGCGATCAGGACCAGGATGGTCTGGACCGGCGTGTGGGCGGGCTCCTGGGCCATCGGCGGCCTCCTTCGGTGGTCGCGGCTGGTGGGACACTCCGGCGGCTTCCCGCGCGCGCTGGAGGGCCACGCCGTAGGCGAGGGCGTGGCTGTGGGCCAGGTGCATGGCGAGCGCCGGGACGGTCGGCCACGCGGTCCGGCAGGGGGCGAGGGGGCACCTCACGCCTGCGATTCCTTCCAGCGGATGGCTTCGGCCTCCAGCTTGGTGATGCCGCCCACCGAGACCGCGATGAGCGCGCCCTCGAGGGTCTCGACGGGGAGCTTGGCCATCGCCTCCGAGCTGGTGACGCCGAGGAGCTTCTCCGCGACGGCCCGGCGACCGTCTGGGTCCAGCCCGGCCAGCGTGGCGCGGATCATCGCCAGGGCCGCGCCGCGGCGATCGGGCGGTGCCCCGGCGGCCGGTGTCGTCGTGGGCGTCGCCTGGCCGGCCGCCCACGCCGCCAGCTGTCGGCCCAGGTCCTCGTCGATCGGCCGGTCCTGGGGGACCATCGCGTCGAACGGCTCGCGCATGTCCGAGATCGAGAGATCCGGCGTGCCTTTCGAGTGCGGCGGCAACATCAGCGTGAACAGCGTCTCGAACGCGACGCGCTCGCCCGCGATGGGCTGCCAGCCGAGATCGATCCATTTGCCCGCGGGCGTGATCTTGATCTTTTCTTTCGCGCGGAAGCAGAGGATGACCGGACACTGCATCGAGAGCATCTGGTACACGAAATGGTTCTCCGCCGCCTTCGGCTCGACCCAGGCTGGGGCGTTCATCTTCTCCAGCCGAGCCTCGTCCCCCTTCGCCATTCGACGCGCGATCTCGTCATGCCACTCGAGGATCCCGCCCGGACCATCGTGCATGTGCGAGGCGCTATCGATGATCAGGGTCGCCGGCCTGATCTTCGCGGCCTCTTCCAGCGCCTCGGTGTAGGCAGCGGGGCGAAACGGGGCCGCTAAGTCACAGGCCACGTACGTGAATGTATCGGCGTACTGATGGCCGCGCGGCCCCTCGGCGTTGATCATGGCGACCGTGCCGCCCTGGGCGAGGCCGAGCGCGAGCCGGTGGGCGCTCATGGTTTTCCCGGATTTTGTCGGACCGGCGAGCCCGATGATCAGCGGAGTGTTCTGGCGGACAGCCGGGCGGAAGGTGTGGCTCATGCGTCGCCTCCGTCGGTCGCGACGGGCTCGCCGTTGACCGCGACGACCTGGCCGTCGTCGATGACGACGCCCACCTTGCCGGAGGTGTCGACGCGCTCCAGCCACACCTGATAGTCGTGCGCGCGCGCCATCTCCGCGATCAGGGCGAGATTGTCCGGATCGAGGAAGGAGCCCTCCTTGATCCGGATCACGCGGAGCTTCGGGTTGGCCGCCATCGCGATCGCGACGCCCACGCGGATCTGCGCGGAGGTTTCGGCCTGGTCGAAGGGCACGCCGTCGAAGGTGACGCTGCCCTCGCCGAACCCGAGCCCGGGGACCGGCATGGCGGCCGTCGTGATCGCGTCCGCCTTCGCCCGGCTTCGGGCGGCCATCGTCTCCGTCAGCTCCCCGGCCTGGGTCGCGCGGCGGGCGACGTCGGCAAGGAGCTGCTCGCGTCGGGTCCGCGCCTCGACGTGACGATTCGTCGCCTGGGCGATGGTCAGCTCGGCGCGGATGCCGTCGACGTCGACGGGCGCGGGCAGGGGCTCGGCGGTGGCGAGCTTCCGTGTGAGGTCTGCGGCCAGCCGCTCCAGGTCCGCCGCCTGGGCGTCGACGGCGTCGGCCTCCGCACGCAGGCTGACGGCCCGGGCGCGATGGGCCGCAGCACGGCGTCCCAGATCGTGCCGCTCCTGGTCCGCCTGCTCGCGCCGACCGCGCCGCGTCTCGATGTCGGCGTTCACCTTCGCCGCGTCGGCGATCCGGTCCATGAGCGCCGCGGTGTCGATCGGCTCCTGCGGCACGCCGGGCGGGACCACGATCCCGTCGGCCTGGGCGCGCAGCGTCTTGATCTCACGGTTGAGGTCCGCCCGCCGATCGAAGTCCCCGCGGTTGAGCGCGTCGAGCTGGTCGACATCGACCTCAAGCGTCACCAGCCGGCGGAGCGTCTCGAATTGCTCGCGCGGCTCCTGGCTGACGAAGGCCAACGGGTCGAACGTCAGGGCGCCCAGCAACGCATCGAGGATCCCCTGGGGCGACGTGTAGCGCGCGCCGTCCGCCTTCTCGACCGTCAGCGTCGAGCCCGCCGGCGTGAAGCGCCGTTCCACGATCAGCTCGCCCAGGTCGAGCCGGATTCTGGCCTTCGTGGCGCCCTTCCGGATCGGCACGGCCTGGATATGCTTCGTGCCGGCGAGTGCCCACCAGATCGCATCCAGGACGGAAGACTTTCCCGCGCCGTTGCGCCC